TTAAGCGCAGCTGTAAGATCGTGAGATCTAAAGGCTGGGATCTCAGCATAGACTTCGTAAGGTATGTTTTCGTATACTCCGGGTTTAAAATCCATTTTGTATATCCTCTACTTGATTTAAATCTTTTCTGGGATCATCGCCCATACTAAATCTGAGATACCAGATAGCTTTTAATTTATCTTCGTCTGAGGTTATGTTCTTTTTGTTCATGCGCCATACATATTTGAAGGCAGCTATTTCTGCATATTTTTGTGTGTGTGCTAAACCAAAAACAGCGACCATTGCATCTATACATTCAATTACTGAGTCTAAATAATGAGGCGGCTGGTTTACTGGATCGTAATCATTCATTTTCTTTTCCTGTGTAGTTTGTTTGCTTTTCTTTGAAAGGACCAACCTAAAAATTTATCTATAAGGTTATCAAAAAATCTTTTCATCTGTTCTCATAAAAGGTGCGGGTGACTTTCATTTGAATTGTGAGAGTCGGAGAAATGCCACCCGCGGTGTGAAACTTAAAAAGGTATGCTGTCTTCAAAGTCAGAGGAGTTTCCTTTTTCAGCTTCAGAAACTAAGTCTGATAGTTGCTGCGATTCTTCGCTTGGCTCATTCTTAATGTGTCCAGATGCCTCGCCTTTTCTTTTGGCTGCTTGTAGCTCAAAGCTATTCTCAATATCTGTTTGCATCCACATTGGTAGACTGTCAAAGATATCGCACATTTTTTTACTGGCATCACTCATTTGGCCTGTCCATTCATTACAGTAAACGTCTAGATCAAATCCGGATGTTTCATTAACAGTAGGAACTACTTGAACTCCTCCGTCTGGTTTGTATAAGCCAACGATCTTTGGATTGCCACCTTTGGTTAGTCCTACTTCTACGTTTGCAGTACAACCAAGTAATTTATCAATATCAAATCCAGATAATTCTTCTTCAGTGAATTGTCTGCCTCTCCAGGACACAAGATCCTTTCTAAGTGCAGCAGACTCAAACAATGATGCTGTGTATATTTTTGACACAACAAAAGGTTTGCCGTCATTCATTTTTGTAGGATTACCTTCATGTTCTGGTAACTCTCTACCGTTTATATCTAGAGATTTATTAACTTCAAAAGTTATATGTACTCTTTTCTTTTTAGATGTCACGCCCTCATATTCTTGTTCTGTTGTTCCCATGTCAATGATGCGATAACATGTACCTGCATAAAGACCTGTTGATAGTTTTTCGAAGTCACCTTCAGTTTTTATAGTTAAGCTCATAAAATTCACTCCTCTTTGTGATTGCTAATTATAATAATATTGTGTAACATTGTACATACTTTTACAAAGAGTGCAATATTTAAATTAACAGAGGAAGTGATGTCCCTAAAAATAACCAGACCTACAACCAAGAATTTTGACAAACCGTTTACAACAGATTACCAGTATGAATTCATACGTTTTCTTAATGAAAATGGTTTGGAACCCGAACCCAAGAAGGGTTTGGTCACTGACGGCTCTATTGGTAGAGCATACATCAACGTTGGTGGCCAACGGAAGTTGGTGGGTTGGTATCAGCTTTGGATAGATCAATCGGTCCCTTACGGTCGGTTGGGTGACTATCGAATCTCAGCTGAACAACCCACTGCTGTCTGGAAGCCGGAAAACCAAAAGAATATAAAGGTATCCAAAGAACAAAAGGCAGAAATTGCTGCACTACAAAAAGAAGCTGAGGTAAAACAAGCAGAGAAGCAATCAAAGGCTGCTAGACGCGCCCAGGCAGAGTGGGACAAAGCCATACCATGTGAGAAGCACGATTACCTTATAAAGAAGAATGTTTTGTCATACGGCCTTAGAGTAAATGCTTCTGGGCAATTAGTTATCCCTTTATACGACAAACAAATGAGCATTGTTGGCCTACAGTTCATTAATAAAGACGGTAAAAAGATATTTCTTCCTGGTTCTAAGAAAAGCGGTAGCTTTTTTATCTTGGGTAAAGAGATCTTAAAAACCGCTACCATAATCAATTACGCAGAAGGATATGCCACGGCTGCATCTATATTCGCTGACTTTTCACAGCCAGTCATCGTAGCTTTTGATGCCTATAACTTATCGCCTGTTGCAGAGGTCATGTTCAAATTTTTTGCAGACAGGAAGCATGTATTTATAGCTGATAATGATGATAGTAAAACAGGTGAGAAGGAAGCAACGAAAGCCTGCCAGATTATCTTAAAACAAAAGGGTTTGGCTGAGGTTCTCATGCCTCAGACCAAGGGCGACTACAACGACCACAAGAACGATGATCCCGAAGCTCTGGACGGCGAACTAATCCCGGCACTTAACAAGGTTGACTTAGCCGTGGAACACGAGTTTCAGCGCAGCGCAAGCGGACGCTTCTTAAACACTAAGGATAATATATCCGGTGTGTTGCAAACACATGGTGTGGAAGTGCGCTACAACGTCATCAAGAAACGCATGGAGATAGAGATACCCAACACTAAGTTCATAGCTGATATGAAGGATGAGGCCTCTCTCATTGAGATCGAAGATCGCTGTATTAATATGGGGATCCCACATACTAAGGTCCGGGATTATCTTAAGATCTTGGCACGTGAGTACAATCCTGTTAAGGAGTGGATCGATTCAATACCTTGGGACGGGCACTCAAGGATGCAAAGATTCTTAAATAGCCTGGTCACACATGATAGTAACCAATTAAAAGAGATGCTTATGCGCAAGTGGCTTATCTCATGCTTGGCCGCTGCTTACGAAGAGAATGGCGTTGAGCTCGAGGGTATATTAGTTCTCCAGGGCGCACAGGGATTGGGTAAGACTTTATGGTTCAAGCGCTTATGCGATTATGACCGTGGCTGGCTATTAGAAGGAGCAACACTAAACCCTAGTGACAAGGACTCAGTAAAGCGAGCCGTATCTCATTGGATCGTTGAGCTAGGTGAGATTGAATCTACTTTTAAGAAGTCAGACATAGATCAACTTAAGGCCTTTGTAACGGCTAAGACAGATGAGCTTAGATTGCCATACGACAGGGCATTTACTACTTATCAAAGACGTACGGCTTTCTACGCCAGTGTTAACGCGAGAGAATTTTTGACGGACACGTCTGGTAATCGTAGATTCTGGGTTCTGGCTGTCAAAGACATAGACGTGAATCATGGCGTGGACATGCAACAGCTCTGGGCCGAGGTCAAGGAGACGATGTATATCAAGGGACAAAAGAACTGGTTTCTATCCCCGGATGAGCGAGAACTACTCAACGAGAGTAATGAAATTTATAGGACGCAGTCGAGTGTTGAGGATCTATTGCTAGAGCATGTAGACTTCGAGAGCGAATACCCCAAAGCAGTACAGATGACTAAACTACTACGCGACCTGGGGATCAAAGCACCACGTATGCCGGACTTCAAAGAAGCGGCTCGTGTCTTACACGACAGAGGCATAGAACCACGTAGATCTAATGGTCGGAAGGTATATGACTTATCTTACACGCCTGTTGATGCAGACAACTTCACGGACTTCAGCGCCAAATTCGGAGACAACTAATGATTGAGGCAGTACTAACTATAACATTCGGCACGCTTACTGCATCCGTAGTATTATTTGGATTGGTATTAATAATATTTGAAAGGTATAAATGATGAGTAATTGGCGCGGTGGAAAAGGATCTCGACAGAGGCCCATGTCGGTAGACAAAGATGAGTTCAATAGACGCTTTGATGAAATCTTTACTGGCCGCAAGGCAGGTGGCGCGAAAAAAAATGATAGTAATGACAAGAAAAAAGATGACACTGCAAAGTGATGGCAGCGCAGCTGTGCACTGGCGCAGGAGCGTAGCTTGGGTGTGCAAATGTGCAGAGATGTGCAAGAGTGGGCAGGCGTCTGGGAAAAAAGGGTGGGGTGGAGTGCATAGTAAGAGATATGCCACCCTGTCGATATTTGGCTTACCTATGGGGTATTCTTCTATAGGTAGTGTTAGGTATATATAATAATAATAATATATATATAGTGGTTATACAGTACGATATTAGGACAGTTACACAGAACACTACAGGAAGTGTTTGGGAGCTGTACACTGCACTCTATACACTGAAGGAGAAAATATGGGTGAATTAAGATCTATAGATATAAAGACAAGCGACAATAGATTCCAGATTAAAGTTGTGGTTCTCAAGGTGAAGAACTACTCTGGGGTCGTGCGAAAGTTAAAGGACAAGAATGTAGTGGCGATAGTAAAAATAGACAAAGGCAGTTTCATGGCCTTCATTGAGGAATAGCATGGCAGATAGAGGAAGACCTAAAAAGAATAAAGCGGAGCTGGTGACAACCCCGGAACAATTTGAGAAAGACCAGGAGCATGGACTGACAGAAATGCAGGCCGGCTTCGTATGGCATTACACTGAAGGAGCATGTGGCCAGACTGAAGCAGCTCGAAAGGCTGGTTATGAATTCCCTGCCCAGGCTGCAAGTAAGTTCTTGAACGGCAAAGATCATCCCAATATCATCAAGGCTATTAGGATCAAACAAGATGAGCTAGCAGAGAAGTATGCAATCACACCACAAAAGACTGGCACGTTACTCTGGAAGGTAGCCGAGACTGCATACAAGAACAATCAATTCAATGCAGTGGTTTCTGCTATCAAGGAGCTCAATCAATTGGCAGGATTATCCATCAATAGATCCCAGAATCTAAACATAAACGCTAACGTATCCGGCATGAATAAGGATGACATCCAGGAGCGATTAGCCAAGCTCTTAGGCGCTGACATTGACGACTACA